TATCCATCCTGATGCATATCGTTAGTGATATAACTTGGACAATGTTCTTTGGCCCACACCAGTGGTTCCCAAAACGGATCGTAGGGCAAAGTTACATGTATACTCATGCCCACCTCAACAGGAACCATTCATAGTCTTTGGCATCACGGAATCGAATTGTATCCGCATAAGAATGCGACCAGCGGCTCCAGGCGTCGGGGTTCTTGGGATGGGGCCCGAACTGTCCCTCACACCATTTCCAGACGCCATTGAAGTCTCGCCAATCGTACTCTGCTGTATACCATTTGGCACGACTGAACTTGTATTTGGGTGCCGGCGTCATAGGTAATACGATTTCTTTGCAAAGGTTATTTTGTAACCAAGCATTTAGAGTACTCCTGCCAGTCTGCTGCACCGCACTATACAAAGTCATTTGACCCTTTTTGAATCCACCCTGACTCAGACGGTTCCAGAGTACTTGTTGGTACGGTTGCAACGGGTAGATGCCGTTGGTAGTATTACCTAATACAGTTGGAGACAATGACCAAGATTCGAGGTCAACTGTGATTGTTTTATTTCTCATGACCACCTCAGTGCAAACAACACAGCATCTTGCTGAGATTTAAAATGCCACACAGTTTGATCCCGTCGAAACATACCGCCTCTATAATCGTCTTGGCAGTTTTGCTTGCACCACACAAACCTTTGATCTTCGCCCCATACCCAACCACCTGAATGCGGCACCTCTACACGGTGCACAAGATCTCGGCTGCGACTGTATTGTGCGGTCATGACCACCTCAACAGGAACAGTGTATATTCTCGCTGGTCTGTAAAGTAAAAACTGGGATAATTCACACTCCAGTTGGGTTCATAGTGCCCACCGTGATAAAGATTGTCTTGACACCATGCAATTATTTCGCGCCAGCGAGCCGAGTCTATGCCATCAAACCGCTTGACGAATACTTGGGTCTTTGACGTGCTTGCAGTCGCCACGGAATCGGAAGCCGGAACATGTGCATGATAGATTTCCACTGTGCTCTGTGATTTTGTATTCATCGCCTTTTGATCCTTTCACAATCCAGACACGACCTTCAGGCTCTTCTTCTCGGAGTTGGGTCTTGAACTGCACAGGGTTGACCACAAACTTGCGACCACGAGTGTCGATACGGATGGGATTACGGAACACCTTGATGTCGCCTGTGCCTCGGGCCTTGAACGCATACATCTTGGCCTTGGCATCATCCAGCAAGTAAATGCCGTTGGGAACCTTGTCCTTGTAGTCAGTTGTCTCAGCAAACCATTTCATAGTGCCATGATCCTTGCCAACACAGCCCGGGCCTCAGCGAGATCCAGCTCGGGTTCGGGCCAACCACGGTAATTTTGAGTCCAGCTCACATTGTACAGTTTCATTTTGTTTTTCCTTAGGCCATGTCGAGTTGAACCGGAACACCTTCCCAGATACCGGCTAAGCCCACAGAACACTGATCGGCCACGCCTGTACCGCTACGCTGAAACTCCAAGGCATCCAGAGCCTTTTGGGTGGCAGCATTGCATTTCACAAAATCACCAACGCCGTTGCGGATCTGCCGAGCAGTGGCATAGAAACATGCGGCATACACAGTGTCGCCAACAATGATACGGAACTTCTGGGTTTGTTTGAAACGCTTGATCTGCATGTAGAACTCCTGTTTTGCTGAATATGTGTATATTATAGCAAAAGGGCATTTTGGGGTCAACCAGAAAAAATGTAGTACTTTATTAGTAGAAACCACTAGTGGTAAATACTGAGAAGGAAAAACACACCATGTTTAATGCAATTTTACGACAGTTTACCCAACTGTTTACCCCTAACTATCAGTCTCGTCTAGAACAGTACATATCTGCACACCGTCCCACTTCGGTTGCAGAAGTAGAACATCTGGAGCGTCAGTACTCCAAGTCTCAACACGGAGGTCTGGTATGAAACGTGCTCTTGATTTTATCTGGGAGGTGCTACGTGAAATCGGCGAAGCCCGTGCTCGCCAACGCTTGGGATACACTGGCTGGTACTACTGATAAATCCAGCCTAGATCTTGTACCTGATGCATCCAGCTAAACACAGGAACATCAAAATCAAGGCGCCAATGTCCGTTCCAGCCTAGGTAATTGTAATTGGATAATGTTGATGCCGGGGCTGGACACTGTTGGCTGTACCAAGGTTCGGGGTATTCGGGACGGTATAGACCACGCCAAACAAACTTGGGGTCTGATATTCCAAAAAACTCAACACTGTTTATTATCACTGCCATGTCATGATTCAGTGCTGGTTTGTTGAAAAACTCAATGTCCAGGAACCCGGTTGTGGCAACAAATTCCAACGGTATTCTACGAGTTTTTTCCACAACATAGTTGGCGCAGAACCCCGGTACTGACACACGTACTTTGGGAGGCACAGTATCAAATTTAGGAGTCAAAGTCACTGCCATCTGCACCAGATATTCAGTAGCCATAATCATCCCATATTTCAGCTAATTCAGGATACAACAATCTAGCATTGTAGTTGTAGACACTGTCCCACTTTTTGCAATGATCCACAAATTGCTGTCGTAATGTGTCAGCATCATGCGGCTCGGGTTGAGACAACATGTTTATGCACATATTGGCCTGAGTTTTTACTACCAGTTTATGATTGTTGGGATCACTGGCATTGTAATCTTCAGTCACATCAACATCACTCAACTTGTTCAGTATGTTTTGATACTGCACAATGTATTGTTGTTTGACTGTGGTTGGCAAAATTGCTGCATCCAAAAATCTTGGAGTATTGACTTTGTTTCCTTTCACTATCAGACCATGTTGTAGAGCATGATTCAATAGTCCATCAAAATAACCAATGGTCAGCGCACTGACAGCTGGACGCAAACAAACAGTGATGTTGGTGTTGTTGCAGATTTGTAGATAACGATCAATGTTGCTCAACACCTGGGCAGTGTCTGTGCCTTGACGTTGATAAGCATTGTGATCACTCACAGTTTCTACACTGACTTCGATACCTACACGACGAAATCGTGACAACTTGGTCAGTATGTCAGGCCGGAACACAGTGCCGTTGGTCACAAAACTCAAACAGGTTTCAAAACGCCGATGCTCAATCAAGGTATCTACAAGATCTTCGAACCGATCAGTCAGCAGTGTTTCGCCGCCCATGAAGTGAATGTTGTTGAGATTAGGTATGTTCAACAACTGTTGTTTGAAACTGTTCCACACCACTGAGTCTTTGGTCCAGTCAGATCCCACAAACGGTTTGCTGGATTCTATGCCCCATTTAACTTCTTGCACAGCAATTCTGCTGGATGCTCGTGCGGTGCACATTTTGCAGGCCAAATTGCAAAAGTTACCAAGATCAATGTGTATGTCTATGGGATGAGTAGCTGTAACTCCTGAATCGTCAAAGTGTTTGCGTCCTGGGCTTTGATCAAAACTGTGTTGAAATGCTTGGGTAAAAATAACACTTTTTTGATTGGCTTTGTGTCGGCGACTATTCCCACCCAAGTCTTCATCTGTGTAACACCGCTGACATTCGCTGAGTCTAGTGTCTTTGAGGATGCGTTGCCTAAAATCACGTACTGGTTCTGAGTCGAACCAGTCTGCAATGGTCATGGTAGCAATGTTGTAATCCGTACCTGTGTACAGTTTGTGAGCTTCTTGACAACATATACCCAAGCTGCCATCCCAATAGATGTGCAGCTCGTACCACGGAGTGTTGCAAAAAACGCCGGAATTAGCCACGCTTCTCCACAATCTTGTCGGCTAGTCCCAGTTCAACAGCTTGTTGTGCGCTGAGGAATGTGTCAAACTTCATGAGTTCGTATAGTTCTTCGTAGGTTTTGTTTGCGGTGTTGTGTCGCACGTAGAGTTCGGTGAGTCGTTTATTTATTCGCACACTTTCTTCAAATGTGCGACGAGCATCTTCAAACTCAAGTTCTTGTACATGAACTGATCCACGAGTGCTGGGAGTACCTGAACTCACCCTATGGATCATGGTACGGCTTTCGGGCAACACAAAACGCTTGCCTGGCGTGCCTGCTTGAGCCAAGAAACTGCCCATGCTTGCTGCCTGCCCAATCACAATGGTCTGTACATCCGGTTTAATGAACTGCATGGTGTCATAGATTGCCAAGCCTGCTGTGACCAAACCGCCGGGTGAGTTGATGTAGAAGCTGATATCCTTGTCAGGATCTTCACTTTCCAAAAACAGCAACTGTGCCACAATCAAACTGGCAGTGTGTTCATTGACATCAGTGTCCAGCATAACAATACGGTCTCGAAGCAGTCGGCTGTAGATGTCATAACTGCGTTCGCCTTTGGAGGTTTGTTCAACAACCATGGGGATTAAACTGGGCATAAATTCTCCTGTGTTAAGTAATGCACTTTGATAAGTATACTATAATTTTCCAGGAAACACAATGAGAGACCTACTCAATTTAATCGATAATATTGTTACTGAAGCCACTCTGGGCGCCAGCGAAATGCCTGCAAAAAAGATGTCTGCTGTCAAGAATCCCAAAACAGGAGAATTAATGACTAGACAAGAGTTGTTTTTGTGGAAGGTCATAAACAGTAGCCCATTTACTATGAAGGACGGCGATGAAGTAACAATCAATCCTAGAGAAGCACCAAACGTTAAAGCTTGGCTAGGACAAGGCATGGCTCGACCCATTGTACTAACTACCACAGATGGCGACACAGTAAAAAATACAGAGCTTCAAAAAACAGTAGAATTTGGCAGCAAAGAAGCAGAAGGTATTAAAATCAAAGGATCAGATGTTTTTGGCTCGCAAGATACTGATGTTGAGGACATGGGCAACAGCATTGAGTCTATTATGGCTGCTGGCGGTTTCCCAGCCATCGACATGTATGACGCTATTGCCAACAGCCCACAAATAAAAACGTTGGGCAAAGTAGGTCAGGCAGTGGTGTCTATGGCCAAACAAATCACTGATGGTGTGGTTCCCACAGTTCCCAGCGGATTGTCTGCTCAAGAAGTCAAAGCCATCGAGCTATATGCATCTGAGTATTTGGGAGTGCTGGGTCTAGTGGCTGGTATTGTGCCATTCAAACAAGGCAATCGACAAGACTTTGACAACTTTATTGGCACCGATCTTGGATCTATGATCATATATTTTCCCAAGAACGTCAGTAATCCATTGGCCGACAGCTTCAGCGTTACCAACGATCAAACTGGTCACAGTATCAAGATTTCCAGCAAGGCTGCAGGCAAGGGCGCACCTCCTAGTTTGACATCGCTCAAGCTGCCCAATGACCTTCGTGACAAGTACCCCGAAGCAGCTGAGTTCTTGGACACTGCACAAGACCCCAGTGTAAGTACATTTGCACAGCCATTCAAGATGTTGAATGCCATGTACGAAATCGAACCCAGCAATGTGCCTGAAGAATATGCACCACTGTTGCCATTCAGCGATGAGCTGATCAACTCTTTGGAATCCACTGTTAAATCCAACAAGCCTATGTCTCAAAATATTATGTCAGTGTTCAACAAACGACTCAGTGACAAAGTTGAAAAATCAGACAACAGTGACGGCGGCAAAGCCTGGTATGCAGTGACCACAGACATTATCAATGCTGTAAACAAAGGATCAGCTGTTCCTAATTTACGAGAGGCATTGATCGAAAGCTTGGGCTACAACTTTGTTCAGCTCTACACCAATGTCAAAGGCGGCAAACTGGTAACTGAAGCTTTCTGGCCTGCAAAACTCAAAGGTGAAGTTAAACTCAAAACCAAAGGCTCAGCAGCTGATCCTAAAAAAGGCAAACTCAGTGTTGAAATCAGCCCCGGCAAAGAAAAAGCCAATGTTGAAGTTGGTAGTCGGTCTGCCGGAACTCCAGATCAAGCTAAGTTAGGATCAGATGATCTTGATGCTGTGACACAAACGCCAAGACTCAAGGGCCCGGGTGCAAGAGCAGCTCGTGCACCAGCAGAGCCCAATATGAGTTCCGAAGTACTGGGACGTAAAGCAAGGATTTGATCAGCGAGACAACTGGCTGATGTGATCACAGATGCCTAGATTGAGTGCTTCTTCGGCACTCAAGTACACATCATGTGGGGGCAACAGGTGTTGCTTGATCTCTTCTTCACTTAATCCTGTGCAACCGATGTAATGCTGTACCATGCGGCGTTGTGTGAGATCAAACTCTTTCATGGTGGCCAACAGTTCGTGATGCTTGCCATCACTGCCCCAGGCGTATTGGTGGCTCATGATTGAGGTGTTGGGAGTGAGCGTTCTGCGTCCTGGAGATCCTGCCAAAAAGATCAACAATCCAGCACTGGCAATCTGTCCCAGACCCACTGTCTTGATGGCTATATTGGAACTACGCATCACATCAATTAGCGCAAATGCGGCACTCATGTCGCCGCCTTCACTGCAAATCATCAACAACAGTTCTTTTTTCTTTTTCTTGGTCACAAAATTTTCGTACAAGATCCATTCCACAATAGGCGAAACGCTGTCTTGAGACACTTCGTCCATGAACACATACATGCCATTGTCATGCAGTGCTTCACTGTGATTGGTTTCTGGTACATTGATTTCTTGAGCCATAATTTACAAAAAGAAAAAGCAGCCCGGAGGCTGCTTTTATTTATGGGGTGTTCAATCCTGGCGTCGAGGTCTTTGGTCTAGTTCACGGAATGCAGCATCACTCTGCGATTGTGCCATTCGTTGTGCTCGATTTTGGTCCCGACGTTGCTGAATAGGATTGGCTGCGCCTGTGGGCAGTGCTACCAGCACATAGCTACGGAATCGGTGTCCTTCTGCAAGACGCTTGATTTCAATGATTTCAGCACCGGTTACATCCACTGTGCGGCACATTGATCGAATTGCCACAGAACTGTTTTCCACGCTTTGATCACCCACATCAGAGCGGAACACACGGCTGTTTTGATCCACTTCGCCGCCTGCTGCCATACAGATCTTGCCAAACGCCATGACCTTGGCTTTTTCATCTGCCATGCCAAGATCTGAACTTACTGCTGTACCATTGGCGTACACAGCAGAATTTGACTTGGGCAATTCGGTCATCCACTTGGGTGCCTTGTCAATGGCTCGTTCAGTGTATTTTTCCTGTTTTTGCTGGATCTCGTAGGCTCTACGATCATAGGTCTCCTTGGGCGCACTGCCACATGCCGACACAAGAGCCACAACAGGAATCAAAATCAAAAGTTTACGCATGACAGTCTTTCTTTGGTTGAAGATGTGTTATTTTACACGATAAGGGTTAATGATGTCAACCACTACCCAAAGGTTTTGGTTGGTCTGGCAAATGGTACCACCAATGGCACCCACTTGATTTGTAATCTGCAGACAGGTGCTGCCCGGATGTCGAATGTGGCTGAACGCTCTGCGTCCATGATTATACACAGGAAATTCATGTAGCGGTGCCACATAGCCCACAGCATACTTTGTTTTCACTGTGGGTGTACCAGGTTCAGCACTGATGCCATCATTGCACACCACGGCCTTGCGGCTGCTGATCTGCAGATTGCCCAATTGTTCCAGAATAGAATCTTTGGCACGTTGTTGGGCTATGCCGCAACTTTCTTCTGTGTTTCTGCCATCGGCCCAACTAAAACTGCCCTCGCCGGTGTACACAGTGTTGTTGGCCTGGGCTTGCACTCGAGCACGGCATCTCATCCATCCATACTGTTCACGACTCACAGTTTGTTCCATTACTACAACCTGTTGCAGTACTGTGGTGGCCTGGGTATCAGTTCGGCTGGTCAGTTGGCATGTGTCTTGTGCTGTGGCCAACACAGGAATCGCACACAATGCAAGAATCAACTTTTTCATTTCATGCCCATTTCAATTTGAATGCCACTGCATCTGCGCCTGATTCAAATGCAAACTGCTTGAGCCAATGACTGGCTACCCAGTAGCCACTGGGATTGCGATCAACCCAGATACACAATCCCATCCAACTGACATCACGCTCGCTCCGCAGTTTGCTAAGGTCAACGTCAACCACGTGCCACCCACGCTTGACTGCACCGCGCACACTACGTGGATTGTTGCGTTTATACGGTAGGTTCAGACAGTGTGCCATTGTGATGCTCCTGGATAAACTCACGCAAAATTTGTTCCACCAACTGGTTCAAGGTGATGTCACGCTGATGTGCCATTTTCATGAGTTCGTACCACTCGTGGTCATCCAGTTCAATTTCGACTGTGGCTCGACTAGGTGCGGGCTCAGTTAGTGGAAAGTCCACAGGGTTGTCAGTGTTTGTCACATGATAGTTCATTGTTCAACTCCGAAATGTTCTTTTTTAATGTATCCATATCGTTTAATACGATATATATCTTTAACGGCTAGGCCAATGGCCGCCCAAGCGGCGATGACGAGGATCAACAAAATTGCGTTCATCATTCAACTCCGAAATGCTTACGCAATCTGTTGTACAATTCATGTT